CGGAGAGATGATGGCAAAGTATGCCAGTAAACGTGCGGGGATTGGACTGGAGATCGGTCGACTTCGCCCATTGGGCTCCCCAATTCGCGGTGGCGAAATCATGCATACTGGTATGATACCATTTTTAAAGAAGTGGTTCGGAGATTTGCGTAGTTGTAGTCAAGGAGGTATTCGTAATGCTAGTGCTACAGTATTTTATCCCATTTGGCATCATCAGTTTGATGACCTTATTGTTCTTAAAAACAACCAAGGCACAGAGGAAACTCGAGTCAGACACATGGACTACGGAGTTGTCCTTAGCAAGTTCTTTTGGCGCCGTTTCAAGAACAAAGAAAACATCACATTCTTTGATCCGAATGAAGTACCCGACTTATATGAAGCCTTTTATCGTAACACAGAGAAATTTGAAGAACTGTATGTAAAATATGAAAAGCGTACAGACTTACGTAAAAAGACCATGACTGCTGAAGAAGTATTCAAAGGCGGTATACTTAAAGAGCGTACAGATACTGGACGTATCTATCTAGTGTTTATTGACAACGTACAGAATCAAGGACCATTCGATCCTGAGTATCATACAATTTACCAGAGTAATCTTTGCTGTGAAATTCTATTACCTACAAAATCTTTTAAACGTCTTGATGACGTGGATGGTCGAATTGCTTTGTGTACTCTTGGTAGTATCAATTGGGGTGCTTTTAGAAATCCTGAAGACATGCGTCGTGCTTGCCGTATTCTTCAACGTAGCCTTTGTAATATTTTGGATTACCAGGACTTTTTATCTATTCAGTCTAAGTTAAGTAATGACGAAATACAACCATTAGGCATTGGTGTTACTAACCTTGCCTACTGGCATGCCAAACGTAGCATGAAGTACGGTGACAAAGATGCACTACAAGAAGTTAAGAGTTGGATGGAACATCAAGCATACTATCTAACAGAAGCCACTGTTGAGTTGGCAAAAGAACGCGGAGCGTGTACACATAGTGATAAGACACGTTATGGGCAGGGCACATTCCCTTGGGAACTACGTGCCACTGGCTCTAATGAATTAGCGGACTTTACACCTGAACTTGACTGGGAAACACTACGTACTAATATGAAACAGTATGGAGTTCGCAATGCAACCTTAATGGCCATTGCACCAGTTGAAAGCAGTAGTGTTGTTATAAACAGCACTAATGGAATTGAAATGCCTATGAGCTTGATTAGCACAAAGGAAAGTAAAGCAGGATCGTTTACACAGGTTGTACCAGAGTATGCTAAACTTAAAAACAAGTATCAGTTAATGTGGGAACAAAAGGACTGTGACGGCTATTTGAAAACTGCCGCAGTTCTTGCCGCCTATGTTGACCAAAGCATAAGTACAAACACATTTTACAATCCAGCACACTTTGCGGATCGTAAAGTGCCAACTACATTGATTGCTAAGAATTTAATGCAAGCTCAAATGTGGGGATTAAAGACTTTCTACTACAGCCTAATCAACAAAGCTGGCAGTAAGAATGTTGAAGTAGAAGAAACCAAAGTAGATGGAGTACAAGTTAATGGATTCCATTTTGATGAATTAGAAGATGATTGCGAAGCCTGTAAACTATGAGTAAAGAACAATACAACCTACACACAAAGACAGACTACTTAAATCGTAAGATGTTCTTGGACCCAGCAGGTCCTGTAACCATTCAACGATTTGAAGAGGTTAAATACAAGAAGATTGCAGATTTTGAAGCGACAGCCCGAGGCTTCTTCTGGCAACCTGAGGAAATTAGTCTTAGTAAAGACGCCAATGACTTTAAGGATGCAAGCGATGCGATTAAACATATTTTTACTTCGAATCTTCTCCGTCAAACAGCACTTGATAGTTTGCAAGGACGTGGGCCCAGCCAAATCTTTACACCTGTTGTCAGTTTGCCGGAACTCGAAGCGTTAGTTTATAACTGGACATTTTTTGAAACGAACATACACAGTCGTTCGTACAGCCATATCATACGCAATATCTATGGTGTGCCTAAAGAAGTGTTTAACACAATTCACGACACTGACGAAATTGTTAACATGGCGTCAAGTGTCGGTAATTATTACGAAACACTACACATAGCCAATTGCATGAAGCAAATGGGTACAATGATAGATGAACGCGAACACATTAAACATATATGGTTAGCATTGCATGCCAGTTATGCACTAGAGGCTTTCCGATTTATGGTTTCGTTTGCTACAAGTCTAGCCATGGTAGAGAACAAGATCTTTATCGGTAATGGTAATATTATCAGCTTGATTTTACAAGACGAATTGCTACACAAAGGTTGGACTGCTTATTTGATTAATCAAGTGGTTAAGGAAGACACACGTTTTGCCGCCATTAAAGAAGAATGTGAACAAGAAGTTTACGCATTGTACATGGATGTTATCCGTGAAGAAAAACAATGGGCAGACTATTTGTTCAAGAAAGGTCCTGTGATTGGATTGAATGCAAACATTCTAAAAGATTTTGTAGACTATACAGCAGTTGGCGCACTTAAAGATATTGGTATCAAATATCAACAAGCCGCCCCTAGATCGACACCAATTCCATGGTTTAACAAACATGTCGATACTAGTAAGAAACAAACTGCATTACAAGAAAATGAATCGACCAATTATGTAATTGGTGTAATGAGTGAAGGCATTGACTACGATGCATTACCTGCATTATAATAAATACTAAATTATGAAAACACTTAGAGAATACATCGATTTAGTAGACGAAGCTATTAGCAAAAAGGATCTTCTTAAACAAGTAGGTGATAAGTTAAACGATCCTGAGTTTAGAAAAAAACCAGCGGATCCAAATAAACGCTGGGAAAAAGGAGACCTTTACAAGGGTCCTGACGAAGATGATCCATCCTATTCTAAAAACTTTGGACACGGCTATCCTGATGTTGGTAGCAATCGTAGTCATAATCGCGATGTTGAAAAAAGTTTGAAAAAATCTAAGAAAGGAAAAATATGACAAAAGCAATCATCTGGTCGAAAGAAAACTGTCCTTTCTGCGTTCAGGCAAAAGCCTTATTAGAAATGAAAGGCATTGAGTACGAAGAAAGAAATGTTCAAAAAGACTGGACACGTGATCAACTGTTAGAAGCAGTACCTAATGCCAGAACTGTGCCGCAAATATTTTTAGATGATAAATTAATTGGCGGCTTTACAGAATTAAGAGCGCATTTTCAAAAGGTATAATATGTTAATTTCAAAAGGTATGGCAGTTGGCGAAGTAGTTACAATTAAAACTACAGCTGGTGAAGAGATTGTTGCTAAATTGGTAGAAGATGGCGTAATGGGTGTTACAGTGAGTAAACCTTTGTGCCTAACAGCGACTAAAGATGGAATCGGTCTAGTACCATTTTTGTTTACCACAGATCCAGACAAAGACGTTACTATTATGAAAAACAGTATAATGGTATTGGCACCTACTATCAAGGATGCCGCAGATCGTTATACAGAACAAACTACAGGCATTAAGTTAGTTTAAACCTTATAAGTAGATAATTGGGTTAATAGATCTGCAGGTAAACTATATCTGCTAGCTTCTTTAATCCAAGCATCATACGCAAGTTTATACCATTCATAATATTGTTTTGCTGTAGTAGTTGCCGCTTGCATATTCACATAATCTGTAGAAGCGTTTAATGTTTCTCTATCCTTTTTATATTGAGCGGCAATAGCTTGTTCACCGTCAGTCCAGGTGGTTTTATCTGTTTTAGAAGTTGTAAGGGCAATATAGTTTGTTCTATTTGTGGCAGCATCTGCACCTAATATCTTTGTAAATTCATTCCCTATCCAATCACTTATAGCTTTTGTTCTTTGATCTTGTGTCACTGCATCAGGATCGGATATTCCAAATATTGCCCAGTATTGGCGATTATATTTTATTTGATCAGCAGATAATCCTGCTAGTTCATAAGCCCAAATACGGTTTGCATCTTTATCCGATAGAAGCGCCGGAGGAAGGCCTACACTAACACTCGCGGCACCTGTTCTACCTGTTGGACGTACTGGATCCGGTGATGTTGCTATAACCGATTTTTGTGGAGCTTCTTGTGCTTTGATAGCAGTGTAATTACTAATTTGATTTAAATTAAGATTGCTACTGGCAATGGATGACAATTGCGTTGGCATCGGTTTTGTCAATGATGACAGCATGGCATCTGCTTTGAGTGTACTCATTATACTAGCTGTACCGGCAGATGCCGTTGATACTAAACTACTAAAACTACTGGATAAACTACTACCAATACTACCAACTGCACTCGATATGGCACTAACAGCACTTAACCCAGCTACATTTGATGGAACAGATGTGAACGCAGACATTTGACTATTATAAGTACCCTGTGCCGCAGTATAGGACGCTTGTGGTCCTGAATTAAATGCTGATAACTGTGATGAATAACTTGGATTGGGCAAAGTGACTCCACTAACTGTTACAGATGCCAGTGGAGGAGTAGGTGCAGTTGGAGCAACAGGTACTGTGGCATTAAATGCATTTACAGCACTAGCCACAGCGTGTGTGTCTGCAATAGGATCTCCAGTTAAACTAGCACCTAATGTGCTAGCATGAGAACTTACTGCCGACTGTACACTAGATGTTGCACTAGATAACAGACTTTGTGCATTGTTTAAAACACTAAGAGGAGCAGTGGCCGCGGCTAAATCGTCTGCTGACGGAGTAGTACCTGCGGCCTGCGCAGATTTATATGCTTGGGCTATTGCGGCATTAGATACAGCCATGTCAGTATGCATACTAGCCTGAGCTGAACTAATAGCAGAAGATATTGAACTGGTATCGACTCCAATAGCAGACAGTGCTCCAAGATGTGCTGATACATCGACATTAATTGAACCAGACTGTATACTGCTTAACATGCTAGAGTAAGATGGAAGAGCTCCTTCGGCTGCTGAACCGGCTGCCGCCCTAGCAGTATCGGCCGCGCTTGTTATGCTTCCCGGTATTACAAATGAACTTGATGCCGCTTTTGCCGCATCTGCTAAATTGGTAGCCGCGCTGGCTTGTGCTTTTGCTAAATTGGCTATATCTGCTAGACCCATATTAACCTCCTGCCTCTGTATCACTGGATGCCGAAACAGACACATACGTATCACCGGCTCCGCCAACACCAATGTCATTTATTCTATGCACCGGTTTGTTCTCTGCAAATACTGTAGGCGATCCAGACAATGCAGTCGACGAATGTCCACAACTTTGTTTTCCAATAGTTCCAACAATCATTTGAGGTAAATTATTTGTAAAAACGGTTGTCGCGCCCGAAACATAAACGGTAGTATATGCGCCGTGTCCAGGAGTTGGACAAGTGCCAGTTCCGATGTCATTTAATCTAGAAAGGTTAGTCATACTCATATTTATACCAAAAATAATTGACATTTATTTTCTGCTAGTATATACTAGTGCTAAGTATTCGTACTTGCCTTAAAGGAGATTTAAATGGCTACAAACAAATATTCAGAATTCACCGCACTAGTAGAAGCAATGGAAGGTGACTTTGAAAAGTTCTATGATAAAGAAGTAGGTGCCGCAGGTACCCGTGTTCGCAAACACTTGCAAGAATTGGCAAAATTGTGCAAAGAAACACGAAATGATGTAACAGCAGTTAAGAACGCTCGAAAAGAGTCAAAATAAGTCAACTAAATACAAGTCTAAGGCGTTATAGTATTATACGCTAAGGAGTATATTATGAAGAAGATTGTTTTAGCTTTATCATTGTTAGCATTAGTTGGATCGGCAACAGCTCAAGCACATGAAGGATTTCATTATCGTGGAGGTTGTTGCTATAGAGGTGGATATGGTTTAGGGTGGGTTGCTCCGGCTGTGGTAGGCGGTGTAATTGGATACGAATTAAGTCGCCCAAATACGGTTTATGTTGAACCACAGCCCAGTGTTGTATACGTACAGCCTCAGCCCACAGTTCAAGCACCTCCTCCAGGATACCATTGGCAACAAATGATTGACCCCCAGACCA